CAACATGCCGAGATTATGAGCGCACTGCGTTGTCTCGAACCCTACCGCATCAACAACGAGGGTAAATACAAAGATCGTATTACCACTCGTGGAGCGCATATGGGTCTAGGTACAACATGGACAGTGCTATCTATTCTCAACTTCTTTGCTGCCAGAGCCGCTGGGGCGCCAATCGGATCATTTAAGATCTGTGGTGACGACCTCATTGGACTCTGGACCAGAAAACAAATCGCATTCTATGAAGAGGCGATCGAGGACCTAGGACTGAAACTCAACAAAACGAAGAGTTTCATAGGTCCCCGTGGAGTTTTCTGTGAGAAGCTGATAGAGATAACTCGGCAGTTCAGGGGACGACAGACTGTAGCGGAGCAGGTACCCGTTCCTCAACCAACACTCAAGGAGTGCTGGCCCGAGAAGGAAAGATGTGATCCCCAACAAGTCTCGCAGCTTAGGCAGCTCAGCAACACGAAAACGGTATTTAAACCGGTACGTGAGCTTTGCTCCCAAGCCATCAGGCGAGCGAGTCGGGCACTCTCTAACCTTCCCATGGGGCCAGTGGCCTATGGTGGGCGTGGCGAAGGAAAAATCAACCCCCTTCACGTCAAGAGCAAGCTCAAGACGTTCCTTATTCGGGGTCCCTTTTCCATTCGCCGAGACGTGGGCTCGTCAGCTCTCAAGGACAGAACCGAAATCTATCGGTTCGAGAGAACGACGAACCCCGCCCACGGCCGCACACCTTATGAGGACGTGTTGGTGAGCGAGATGATGGCCGACCGAGAGAAGAACGTTGTCAATATGTTCAAGGACCTGAAAGACAGGTTCCAAGAAACATATGAGGATGAAATGGCTCCCCCTTCACGTGCGCTAACGCAAAAGTGGAAGGAGTATGAGCGGGCAAAGGCGGGAAAGCCCTTGTCCAAATTCACCCACAGAGACAGTCTCAAGGTATGGCAAGCCGGAACCAGAGGAATCACTATGATCGAAGCGATTCGTGGAAGCCGGTTCATCAATGCTCGAACGAGGTACCGCTTGCTGAAAATCGAGCAGAACAGCAAACTCAGAAACAACTCGGCACTATGGCAATCCAAGATCGAGAGGATCGCCAAACGCACTCCGGTGCAATATGTTCCCACGAACGTATTATTGCAACACCCTGTCTCCAACAATATGGTAGAACAGAATGGTAGAGCACTAGTACCGAAGTGGGAAAGAGAGAGCGACCTAAGCCAGTAAGGGTCTCTC